GAAATGGGAGGAATTAAAACCTCAAGTTATTGAGTTGACGAAACAAACAACAATCAATCAATTCAATGAATCATGGGAAGAATTAAAACCTCAAGTTATTGAGTTGACGAAACAAACAACAATCAATCAATTCAATGAATCATGGGAAGAATTAAAACCTCAAGTTATTGAGTTGACGAAACAAACAACAATCAATCAATTCAACCAATCATGGGAAGAATTAAAACCGGAGTTAACGCAATATGTGAATAATACGATCAATCAATATATTGATAATCAAGATTCTAAAATTGGTAAAATGTATGACGATTTATCTATCTTGTTAACAAACTTAAAGAACAGTGGTGCTTGGACACAAACGGGTGCAACTATTTTCGATGGTCATATGACAGACGGTAGAAACATCGCAACCGGTAATATTAATATCTTTGGTGGAAGTGTTGACGGTGATTCATACATTCGTACAAATAGCGGAAGCACTGAGAATGATTTGGCTGGTGGTGTATAATGGCATGGCATAGTTTTTATGGAGCTTACGATAACACCGGACCATACGCGAATGTTGTTTTAGGTGGTTCACCAGACAACACCGGACCGTTTGGAGCACCCCTAGCAACGGCGCACGCATCCGGATATGGTAAAGGAATTAACTTTACAGATAATGGAAATTATGGCGTAACGTTTATATTAGATTTAGTTGGGTATGCTATAACAGACGCTCAACAGTATGTGGCGGATGGGTATTATGTTGGTGATACTTCCACACCGTATAACTATTTTATTATTGTGTCTAAGTCAACAGACAATCAAGGCTCATGGACACAATTATTAAGAGAAAAAATATTTACACATACGGGTCAAATGCCATTAAACTATTTGCCAGGCTGGGATGGTACGGCACGAGCGAGTCAATGGAGTAAATTTATCCAATTATCAAATGACACAACGCACGTTAAAATTGAATTACAAGGTGATTATGTTACTTTTCCATACGCGAATATTTACAACATTAAACAAGTTATTCCCGACTTTAGACCGTGGGGTATTCGTAAAAGTGGCGTGTTAAAATCCTTGAATAAAGACAGTGGATTTTTAAAGATACGAAAATCGAACTCATGGAAGGACATCGCAAAATATAGTTACGATAAAGTAGGAAAAGAAAACCAAGGTACAAGCCGAATTCGTAAAAATGGAAAATGGTTAGGACAAGGAAAAATAGGCAGTTAAAAAATAGTTGAACATTCAACTATTTTTTTATATTATAGAAAATGAAAGAGGTGATTAAAATGAAAATTATTTTAGTGGCATTGATTTTTAACGGTTTGGATATAGTGACAGGTATCGTTGGTGCTTTACGAGAAGGAGAACAGATCAAGTCAAACAAGCTTAGAGACGGACTTTTTAAAAAGGTTGGTTTTATCTTTTGTTACACTTTAGGTATTGCTATTAACTATGCGGAAACTTATTTAACTTTGCCTTTTGATGTTGATTTAGTACCGGTGATTTGTACCTATGCAATTATTACAGAGGTGGTTAGTATTATCGAAAACATTTCTAAAATCAATAGTGACATCTTACCGGATAAACTAAAAGAACTAATCGGATATAAAGAGGGTGAATAATATGGATTTTGATAAAATAAAGCAAAATATTTTAAATTCAAGTGAAACATCTACGAGTGAAAGCGAAAGTATTTCCGGTTCAGAGTTACATGAAGAATTTGAGATCAATAACTTTTTACCGGAGTTCGAGCCTTTAAAGTTAAGCGGTAAGAATTTAGCCCAGCAATACGTGAGTGCATTTAATACGGGTATGAATGTTTATCAGTGTTTAAACTATTTACAAGGATACGTTTATACCTTAGTAACGGCTATGAATGAAACAATTGAGGCATGGAATACGATAGTGCCATTATTAGAACAGGCAACGAAAGAATGGACAGATGAGGAATTCGACTATAAATGGTCAATTCTAAAACCACAAGTTATTGAGCTTGTAACAAATTTAACAATTGAAACATTCAATAAAGCATGGGAAGAATTAAAACCGGTTGTTATTAAATTGGCACAGGACACAACAGACGCCGAATTTAAAAAACAATGGGATATTTTAAAACCGCAAGTTATTACACTGGTGGAAGAAACAACAACAAATAAATTCAATGAGGAATGGGAAAAATTAAAACCTACGATCATTTAATTATCAACAGATACAACAACTGAAAACGAAGATAAAACAATTAAGAAATTAGATTATTATTTTAAATATAATTTTAGTTATTTACCAACTGCTCCTTATTATGCTAATACTACTTTTGTTAGAGGTTTAGATTTGGAAGGATATACAGTTAAGAGATCATTATTAAATAATAACATGTGTAAATTAATACAACCAAACACAGATCCAACCACAAGTGAATTAATAGATTATGTTTATTTAATGTTGGATACTGTGACTGTTACAACAACAAAAGATGAATTACAAAACGCGAGAACTCAATTAGCTATGAAATATTTACCATATTTCGCTAAGCTTAAAACAGATACGCCTATTAAAGGGCAATGCTATGTTGACGCGTGTATTTCCATTATTTTAGAAAAAACTAGCTCATAAGCTAGTTTTATTTTATTATATAGTAGGAGGTATTAATTATGGATAAAAAAGAATGCGAATTATCAAGTATATATAAGATGAAAAATCCGGAAGATATTCCTTATAGCTTACCGGAAGGATTAAGTGTTTATTTTTATATTGAGTTTTATATGCAATGTATGCATATTTTAAAAGATGTGGATTATGAGCGCTATAATATATGTAAAGATAAGCTAAGAGAATTAGTAGAATTAGAGGAGGAATTAAATTTATGAAAGCCGGTCAAAAGTTAGCACATGATGGCCATGAAGTGTGTTTATTTCCTATGGAAACAATGAATATCACGCAATGGTCAAGTCCAACGGCAGTGTCACATTGTTGTGGTCATCCTTTTGATAATGCAATTAATGGGCAGGTCCGCGTACCCGTGTATGCTCCGTTTAGTTGCCACTTATCCTATAGTGACAACTCCGGAAATACACGCGCTTACAGCTCAGACAATCCCGTACTAACACCAAATGGGTTAAGCTATGTCACTGTGAGTTTTACACATGACCCCAACCCACCAACCGCTACACAATATAAACAAGGTGATCTAATTTACCATACGGGTACGGCTGGAATGGCGACCGGTGACCACTGTCACATCGACCAAACTTTTACACAAAACGCCGGACTCGTCTACTATGGTGTTACATGTAGATATGGGAATCAATGCTACGCGCTAAGTGGTTCAGAGTTACCGAATAATGTATTTTATGTAAATGATACAAATATTGTAAATGGATACGGTCAAGCGTGGCAAACGTTTGAAGGGGGCGAGCCTCCAACGCCCGAACCCTCATACAAATACACTAAACACTATTTTATGTTAGATGGTTTAGGTATTGATTTTGGATTTTATAAAACAAAAGAAGAGATCAAACCCGAACCGCCAACACCAACGTGTGAGTGGTTTATTCCCGGTGATATTAATAATACGCGACCACTTACAGAAGATGAGTCCAAACAAAATTGGTTAGCATTTTGGCAATTTTTTAAGGCTAAAGGTTGGACCGCAAACGCGGTTGCTGGTATATTAGGTAACTCCTATTTTGAGTCAACTGTTAACCCGAACCGATGGGAGGGTGATGTACCTTTTGCACAACCGGTTGCCTCACGTGGTTACGGGTTAGTACAATGGACGCCATGGACTAAAATAATTGACTGGCTAAAAGAAAAAGGATATTATCCGGATGTTTCAAAGTTTGGACAAGGAGAATGCGAACGAATTCAATGGGAAATGGAAAATAATCAACAATGGATTGCTACAGCAACATACCCCGAAAGTTTTGCGAGCTTTTCAAAATCAACTGCTGACCCTTATACATTAGCCATAGAATTTTTAGCCAACTACGAAAGACCAGCCGACCCGAACCAACCTCAAAGAGGAACTAAAGCACGTGAGATATATGACTATATCAAAGATAAATAAAATAGTTGAACATTCAACTATTTTTTACTAATATAAAATAAAAGGAGTTGATTAAAATGAGTATAGGAGTTGTTAACAGTCAATTTACACCACAAAGTAAAATTTATTTGTTAAAGGGGTTAGAAATTGACGCAATGAATAACACGTTTTGGGGTGCATTCGATACACCCGAAAAACAATTTAATTTTTTCATTAATAATTACGATCATATTGTTTTTGAAAATTACACGTATCAAAGAAAAGATGGTACAGTAGTCGTACCGGGTGTTTATGATGATCTACGTTTATACAATTATTTGATTTATCAAAATGGAAATACAGGTAATAAAGCAAAATGGATTTATTGTTTTATTACAAGTTTAGGTTACTTAAATGATAATGCGACTAGTATTAGTTTTGAAACGGATGTGATACAAACTTGGCGGTTTGAAATTGAAAATAACTTTATGGAGTCATATATCGCATATGAACATAGACCACAATATTATGATACCGGTGATGGTGTACAACGACCTTGTATTAATACACAGCCCGAAAATATAGAAGTTGGCACAGATTTAATTTCAGATAAACAATATTTAATAGACCCTAACCTAAATACTAGTTTTGCTGTAATAGGTATGACATGTGATATGTCCGGAAAAGACAGCTACACAAACGCACAGTTAGGTGCACCAAGTCAAGTTAATTATTATATATTCCCTTTTAATAGGTACACGGGAAATGATATAAAATCTTTAAAAATTGGCAGTGCAAGCGGTGCAACTGTAACAATCTCAGGATTATCAGCCGTTTTAGACGCAATACGAAAAAATGAAAAATTAGTCGGTAAATGTGTATCTATTATTGTGACCAATTCAATACCGGGCTTAGTTGTTGAAAGTGGGCAAGTTGTTATTAAACGTGATTGCTTTAGTGGTGAGCAACAAGGAGATTATCAAATTTTAACTTATAAAGCTAAGACCATGAATGACATGCTAGAAAATGATTTAAACGCATTCTCAAAAACACAGGTATATAATATACCGGCTTTTATTGGATTTAGTGAATTTACTAAAATATATACGTATCCTTATAGTTATTTAGTTATTAGCGATAATAATGGAACAACAAAAGCTTTTAAAAATGAGTTATGGGAGGATATGAAAAATGCCCAATTTATCTGTGTGGGGTCACCCAACAGCTCAAAAATGAATATAATGCCATTAAATTACAAAGTGACAAAATCAAATGATTCTTATTCAAGCTTAATAAATTTAGATAATTCGTTTGAATCTCAGTATGAAACAAGCTTACCTATTATTAGTGATACGACCGCTTTAATGCTACAATCATCACGTAACTCTATGAACGTAGGATTATCCAATATTAGACGATCAAACGAAACAAATTCAGCTATAGCCAGCGCAACCGGTAATGCGTTAAGCGCACAAACAAGCTTACAAAATAACTTAAATTTAAGTGTTACTGCACGTAATGCAAATTTAGCGAGTAATTTAAACGATTTACACAATAAATCGAACATGATAAACGCTAGTATAAGTGCTATAGGCGGTTTAAGTGGTGGTATTGCCAGCGCGTTAACCGGTAATATTGGTGGTGCTGTTGGTAGTTTGGTTGGAGCTGGTTTAGGTATTGGGCAAACAGCTATGCAAAACCAAATCAACACAAAACAAACCAACATGCAAAACGCAAACGCACTTGCAAACGCAAACGCACAGGCGAGTGCTAACAGTCAATCTACAGCAATTGGAAATCAATTGAGACAGTTAACAACACAGTACCAAAATCAAACAAATATACAAAACGCTATGGATAGTTACAACGCACGTATCCATGACGCACAGGCAACAGCTGACAGTATTGTAACCGGCTCGAATGATTTAATGCGACAAATAGCACTAGATTTAAACACATTCGTATTATATGTTTATCGACCTACAGACGAATACAAACAGAAATTAGAAAAAATATGGAACATGCGAGGATATGCCACAAATACAATTGACTATCCTAATTTACGATCTAAAGTATCATGGAACTACATCCAAACTGTAAAATGTAATATCAAAGGTACAAACATCGACCCGAACGACTTAGAAAAAATCAAGCGTGTATTTAATAATGGAATAACACTATGGCATACAAAAAATGTTGGTGATTATTCTCAAAATAACGGTGAAAGATACTCGTATACGCAATGCGACAGATACGGAAACTATAAAGAAAGAAAAGTACATTAATAGAAAAGGTTGACGGTTCAACCTTTTTTATTTAACATATAATTAAAAGGAGATGATTAAAAATGGATTTATTAAATGATACGAGCTCGTTCACAGATTATTGTAGAAACGCGGTTGATGTCGCTACTATGAATAATGGAGAGGCGGATTTTATTTATTATACGTATTTACAAATGCTAAGTTTAAACATGTTTAAATATAAAGGTTTGCCGGAGTCCATTAATACATTCTATTTAGAATATGTTTTACAAACACGTGGTTACATTGGTTTTTATGATGATGAAAGATTAGGTTTAATTTGTAGTGAAATCACACTAGGCGGTAAACTCAACCACTATCAAATGCCAACCGAATATCATACAGTATCAACAAGTCCACTTGTTAAAAAGAATTTATCAAGTAATGAATGTGTAATTATGAAGAACAGTCCTTTATATGTGGGTATCTTCCCATACTTAAATTTTTTCGCTAAGAAACTAGCTTTAACAAGTCGAACGATGGACCAAAATTTGACCATGCAATGGACACCGTACATCATTACAGGTGATAAGCGTATGTTACAGCAATTCAAAGTGTTCATGAAAAAGATTTTACAAGGCGTTCAAACGATCTTTACTTCAAAAGGATTCAGAACGGAAGACGTTAACGTGTTACAAACAAACGCACCTTTTATTGCGGACGAATTGCACGGCATGAAGCAAGCGATTTTGCGTGAATGCATGACTCTATTAGGCATTGAAAATGCCAACATGGACAAAAAAGAAAGGCTAGTATCGGATGAGGTCAACGCTAACAATCAACAGGTTATTGCTTCTCGTAATATTTGGCTTAGTGAGCGTAAAAAAGCCATTGATGAATTAAATAAGAAATTTAATTTAAACGCTAGTGTTGAGTTTGCACCATATGAAGACTTTGAGGACATCTTAAAATTGATTGAATTAGACAGTGATACAAGCCTTACGGATTTTAAAGACGACCTAACAATTAAAAAAGAAGGTGATTAGTATGTTTAAAAAATTAAAAGTACCTAATTATTTGTTAACTTTACAAAGTCCGGTGCTTGCGGAAAACACCGAAACTATATGCGGTGTATGTCACAACCTAGCATTTACGGAGTTAATTGACGCTCAATATGAATTAAGCGATATGGAAGTGTTAGAGATCGCAAGAAAAAAGATTTTCGATTTTAACTATCCTTTCTATGATGATCTTGAAAAACGAAAAGCTTTTGAAACCGGTATTTTAAAGCACTTTTGGTTTGACGAGATCGGTCAAGAGACATATGCGTATTGGAAATTTGAACTTCAACACTGGTTTGAAATCAATATGGATAGATATTATACGTTATTTAAAACAATCCCTTTTCAAGACCAAGACGACCCAACAGCAAACACAAACTACACAGAAACATACACGCGTGACAGTCGAGGAAACACACAAGCAAGTGGAGAAGATACGAGCATTGCTTTACAGTCTGTAACTCCGGAAGGACGTGTGGATATTGAAACAAACGACTATGTTAATAACATTGCTAAAACAATCACAAAACCAAAAAGTGCAAATGACACGACAGGACATGAAGAATACAGCTTTAAGCGTAAAGGTAATATCGGTATCCAAACGTTAGCGGAGGTATTACAAGGGTCACGACGTGCAGTTATTACCATTGAAAATGAGTTATACGCGGAACTACAGGAATATGGATTATTTTTCAATATTTTTTAGGAGGTAATTAATATGAATATTGATGTAAATAAATATTATGATTATAGGCGAAAAGTAGTAGGTACATATGTAGATCGTGACCATGCTTACGGTTCTCAATGTTGGGATTTGTATTTTGATTGGTGTGAAAAAAATGGCTTTAAGGGTGCTAATTGCACATCTAGCGGATATGTTAAAGATATTTGGCTAAACCGTCAAACAAATGGAATGACATATAATTGCATTGAAATTACAGAACTACAGCCCGGTGCAATTGTTGTATTTAAAGAAGTCCCAAATATTACACCTTGGAGTCATGTCGCTATTTTCGACAGTGATGTAAACGGTGTATATGGTCGCTTTTTAGGTGCGAATCAAGGTGATAAGAACGGTTTAGTTAATATCGTTACACTTCCATATTCAGCTACATTCGATACCGCATTTATGCCTAAAGCTATGATTTTAAGTGATGAAAAAAGTGAAAAAGTTTTAAACGAAATTCCAAAAGATTTTATTAAGGAATATGGTACTTTCTACCCAAATTGTACAATTAAAATCAGAGAAGCACCAAGCCAAAAAGGAAATGACACAGGTCTATATTATACGAACGGTATGAGTGTACGATATGATGGTTATGTTAAGCGTGATGGTTATGTGTGGATTAGTTGGATTAGTATTAGCGGTAAACGTAGGTGGATGGCTGGCGGTGAATTAAATTCAAAAGGTATTAATTACTTACCGTATGGAGTGTTCAAATGACAAAGTCAATTGATTGGTACACACCTACCAACATAAAGTCATACAATAAATTTTTAAATTTCATCATTGGCGGTCGTGGAATTGGTAAAACCTATGGGTTCAAAAAAGACTGTATCAGCCGATATAAGAAAAAAGGAAAACAATTTCTTTACTTAAGACGTTACAAAACGGACCTAAAGAAAATCAAAACATTTTTAAATGATCAGTTTGAAAATTTTAAAGATGATGAGTTTAAAATTACAGGTGGTAGCAATTTTACCACCTTTTATATAAACGGTTGTGAAATGGGATACGCCACATCTTTAACAGCGTTTGCAAGTTTAAAATCAACAAGTTATGTTGATATCGATACAATTATTGTTGACGAATTTATACCCGAAAAGGCAGGCTTTAACGCGTATATCCCGAATGAAGTTGAAATATTATTAAATATTATTGACTCTATATTTAGACAAAGAGAAGGGCATGTATATTTATTAGCAAATAACGCAAGTATCGTTAACCCTTATTTTAGTTATTTTGGTATTACACCCGACCCAAGCAAAGAATTTAATACATTTAAAGGTAGTGAATCCGTTGAACAAATTGTCGTCCAAATATGTCAAAATGAGTACAAAAAAGGAAATAAAGAAAAATCGAAATTCCATAAATTAATTTCCGGAACTACGTACGGAGAATATAACGCTGGTAAGTTTGCTTATGATACAAACGACTTTATCAAAAAGAAAACAAACGTATGCGATTATTTATGTACACTATACTATGATGATATCTATTATGGTGTATGGATTGATATGAACACGGGTTATGTGTATATCAACCAACAGATAAATAAGGAATACGGATATTGTTATTCCATTGGAAGTAATAACCGTGAAAACATGATGATCGCGAAACTATGGCGTAAAGACCAACGACTAAACATGTTAATACGATCATACCGAGACGGTTGCGTGTACTACAATAACCAAGAAACAAAACGATTATTAAGTTACATACTCAGTAAATATTAAAAGAGTGATATTAATTATCACTCTTTATTTTTTCAAATCATATTTAGCTACTGTGTACAAATAATATGTATGTTTATCATCATACTTTTCATAATACTTGTTATATACATCTTGAACAATTTGATAGTCTGTAGAATGTACCACAATTAAATTATCAAACGTAAAATAAAATTCAAAACTTATAGGCTTATCAACCAATAACATTAATTATCACCTTAACTTTCTTTAAAAATAAAGTTCTAATCTTATTATGATTTGAATGAATTAAATTAATTAATTCAACACGCTTTTTACACCTAAGCGCATACTTAAGAACATTTAGATAACTATCGCTTGTAAAACAAAATGCATTATAAATCTTTTCTAGATCATCTAATTTATTTGTTTCATTTATTTTATCAACAGCATTGTCATATAGTTCAGTAATCCATCTTTCATATAAATAAAATCTTTGTGGAATCATAAATATCACCTACCAATTCTCACTGTACATAGAAACGAATGTATTATCAATATACTCATGACTTCTAACACTGATTAGTAATAAATAATACTGCCTATAACTAATCAGCCCTTGATTATAATAAGAATGAATAAGATTTTCACGCTCGATGTCACTTGTGACGCCGAGCGTTCTATTTAATTCAGAACATAAACGATTCAAACTAGTATAATTACTCATAAGCTAACCTTTCTTTACAATCCTACAAACTTCTTTAAGGCAGTTTGAAATACTTTCATTTAATTCAACATAATCAAGATAATCAATATCTTTATCGTTATAGATATCCTCACACATATGAATACAAATATTAGTGTAGTCACTAATAGCTTGTAAAACATTAGCTAACTCATGCCATCCATAAATTTTAGCTAATACATCATCACGTTGTTTACGAATTAAATCATCATACTTTGTCTTTGTCATGTTAACAGTCTCCCTCATCACTTAATACATTCATATATAACAAACATTTAAAATTCATTAAACTCAAACACTCATTATACAAACTTAATAGTTTAGACCTTTCATGTTCATAGTCGGTTAACATAAAACCAACTGTATAAGCTCCATGTAATTCACTATAATATTCATGAAAGATACGTTTAACATCATCCGCATTATCACAAGTAGAAATCAACTTTATACACTCATCTTTTATTAAATAAAAATAATTGCGTATTTGTTTAAATCTCTTATCACTCATTTTCTTAAGCCCTCCTTCTTTTCACCTATAGTATAACACACCTATTCTAGAACACAAGTGTTTTTATAATTTCACATAATTCACAA